CTATAGGTAATTCAAGTGGTTGGCACGGTGTTTTGTTAAAAGGATATAATAATTGGAATAAAGAAAATGCTTTAGAACCAGCTTTTAATTCGAATGGTGATTTAGTAGAAGGTTTAGGTGTAGATAAAGAAGAAGAAGGTATAATTACTATTGGTAATTTAATGGATAGTGCTAATAAATTTAGCGCCTCTATACCAAAAGAACTAACAAACCGTGGTTCTATAAAAGATTATTTAGAAAATATGACAGATGATATGGCTGAAAATATAGCTATATCGGATAAAGTTGGTGATCAAATAGTAAAAATAAAAGGAGCTTGGCTGGGAAGTAGAGGGTCAGCAAAGCTAACATCATTAGGTTATAAATTAGTTGGTGATGACGAAAACATATCAATAGATGATTTATCTTTTGAAGTTAAACTATCTGATTTAGCAAAATATAAAAATACTATATTTAATCCCTCGGAAAAAAATATTTTAGAATGGCTTTCACCTAAAGGTAAAGGAATTTTTGATTTCTCAAAAGAAGCTATAAGAACTGATGATTTAAATGAGCAAGAGCTTTATATGCTTGTAGATCAATATGCTCAAAATAGAAAACAAAACATGTCAGATTTTAAAGTTTTAATGGCTTTAACTGATTTAAATATAGATCCTAGAAGTTATAACAAAAAGTTTGGTTCTAGTATAATTGATGGTTTTAAAAACGCTGATGATTATTTAGCTAATACATGGAGTGTTGAAGCAGCTGATAAAGCTGGTTTAAGTTTAAAAACAGATTTTCATAACAAACTAAATATACAACACTTAACTGCGGATTTTGCTAAAACAATAAACAAACATTCAAATGAAGACTCAAAGGTATTTAATACTAATGCTGTAGAAAAACTTGAAATGGGTGTGGCTTACGAGTTTGGTTTCAAAGGGCTTTTAGAATTCACAGAAGACTTAGCAAAATTCTCTGTTGTAGGCGGTGGGGTTGGTGCTGTTGGTAGAGCACTTGATATAGGTAGAAAGTCTTTTATTCTATACGATGGAGCTAAAAAAGTAACAGGAACTAAACTACAAAATTTTATTAATACATTTGGAACAAGAAACGCAGCAACTGGAAAATACACTTTAGATTTAGCGTCAGCCACCGCACGTAAAGCAGCAAGTAATGTTGGTTATACTTTACATGCTGATAAACTTAAGAATTTATATTATACTGGTTTCGGCGTTGTTGGTGAAGAGTTAAAAATGAAAAGTGTTTTTGAAGATGATTATAAACTTGGTGGTGGTACTGCTTTTTATTTAACAGGTGGTGCTTTTGGTAGATTTAACCTTTTACCGTCAAGAAGACTTAATACTTTAGCTGGTATACCATACTCTGGACTTGCTTTTGCAACATCAGTTGATATGGCTAAAATTTTAGAAGGTGGTTGGATAGATTTTAAAGGAGGTGAAACATTTAAAAAACAAATGGAAGATGCTTTTCCTAATGGATTTAAAAATGATTTTTTTAGTAGAG